CGCGTGGCCTTGTGCCCGGCCGGACGGCCGACAACCCCAAGGAGTCCAGATATGAACCTGACAGACGCTTTCCGATTCCATCGCGCGCAACCCATGCGCGCCAATGCTTACACGGGATTCAATCCGGCGGGCCGCCATGCGGCGGAAGCCTTGGCCCGCGATGCGGCGGCCCATGCGGACGCTCTGGCAAAGGAAGCGGCCGAGTCCGAAAGGGAATATCAAACCGCATGGCACGCGGGCCAAGCGTGGGCGGACCTGAAGGCGGAAGAGGAAGCGGCCCGGACTGAAGCCCGCGCGATTCTGGCGGAACGGCGGGCCGCCATGAACAACCCGGCCGTGTGCGCCTCCGGGGTTTTCGCGCTTTGCGACGTGATCCGGGGCCGGGTCCGGGCTCTTGTCGAGTCCATCGCCGAAAGCCGGAACAAGCGGCGGGAACTGGCGGAAGGCGACGACTCCCGGCTCATGTTCTGGAACGGGGAAGAGCGGTTGCGGGCCGCCTTTTGTGACGGGGCGGGCTTGGATCAATTCCCCGCGTGACGGAAGAGAAACGCGCGCGGCAACGGGCCGCCCAAGCCAAGGCGGCCCGGCTGATCAGGCTAACGGCCGCCGCGCTGGCGGGGCTCTTGGGGCTGATCAGGGAAGGGCCGCCGGGCTTGCTCTTGGGGCTCTTGGCCTTTTGGCTCTTCAGCCTGTTAGGGCCGCCCCCTGAAGACTAGACGACACGGAAGCCCCGCCAGCCCGGCGGGGCTTTTGCTTTGTCCGGGGGCCGCCCATGAGCCCCGCCAGCGCGCCCCGTGGCCCCATGAGCCCCGCCAGCGCGCCCCCATGAGCCCGGCCGCCCATGAGCCCGGCCGCCCATGAGCCCGGCCGCCCATGAGCCCCGCCAGCGCGCCCCCATGAGCCCGGCCGGGGCCGCCAGCGCGCCCCCATGAGCCCGGCCGGGGCCGCCAGCGCAAGAAAAGCCAATAAAAACAACCGATTGCCGCAACGGCCGGGCCATGCGGCCGCCAATGTTCACGGAACGTCCCGTAAACGGCAACGCACGGGCACCCCCTACCCCCGCTCCCAATCGACACGGGGGCTTCGACCCTTCGGCCGCTGGACTCGACGGAGGACTCGGCGGCCGTTACCTGAAGACTCGAACTTCATTCGGAAATTTTTACCTTGGCACTCCAACTTCATCCGGGCTTGACACCGCCGTCGGGCGCGGCGCAGACTACGAGGGTCGAGAAGGAGATCGTATGGTCCCGCCTGTTCCCATGATCGGATACACGAAGACCGGCGCAACGGTGCTGGCGCAAGCGGAGAGTGATCAGGCCGGTTATGCCCGCTGGATCGTCAGATGCGCCTGTGGGATCGAGTTCGTCCGGTTCGGTTTCGACATCCGTAAGAGAGCAAAACTGCGGTGTCGGACCTGCGCGAACACCGATCAAGGTCTTCGCCAAACCACCCACGGCGAAACCCACTCTCCCTTTTACCGAGTGTGGGCGTCGATCCGATCCCGCTGCTGCATACCGACCGATACCAGCTATCCGAACTACGGGGGCCGAGGAATCTCTATGTGCTCGGCTTGGGAGAATGACTACCAGACCTTCGCTCGATATGTTCGAGACCATCTCGGACCCAAACCCACCCCAAAGCACTCCATAGACAGGATCGACAACGATGGACACTACGAACCGGGAAACATACGATGGGCGACACGAAAAGAGCAAAGAACAAACAGAGGCAGAGGTCGGACGCGCTCGGTTGCGTGAAGACTTCAAACAACGGATGAAGGGCATACCGCCCGGCACCCCGAGCCGTCGTCCGAAGCCGATGATGCGCAAGCCCGCTTGAACCAGCACGAGACCTGAAGTATCTTCCTCTGGTCGAAGAGATCGCGGTCCCGCGCGGTGGGAAGGCCGAGTTCGTCAGCGAGCCCGAAAGGGATTCCGCGAAACGGATTCGGTCTTTTCGATTCGCATGAATCCGAGCGAATCACTTCGAGCGGTTTTGCCTTTTTGACATGACGCGACTTGAAGCCAATTCGTTTTTGTGGTTTCGTAACCGCCATGAGTGTCATACCCCTAGACTTCCAAGGCATCCGGCGAGGCTCCGGTGTGGTGCTTTCCCAGACCGGAGAGCGCCGATGGGGCGCTGTCTGTTGGCGGGTGCAATGCGACTGCGGCGCGACCTACGATGCCGACAGTCAGACCTTGAAGAAGCGCGTGGACTTTGCCTGCAAGCCATGCCTAAGCCGCCAGCGCACGACCCACGGTCTCGCTCGTCGCGGCGATGTGCATGGTCTCTACTCGACATGGGACAACATGCGTCGTCGATGCGCAGACCCAGACGCCACCAGCTACAAATACTATGGAGCCAGAGGGATTCGAGTTTGCGATTTGTGGGATCGAGATTTTTCGGAGTTCGAGCGATACGTTCGAGTCACCCTCGGACCCAAGCCCTTTGCCGAGTGCAGTATCGACCGAATCGACAATGATGGAAACTACGAGCCCGGCAATATCCGGTGGGCTACGCCGGTCGAGCAAGCGCAGAATCGCCGTGCTCGATAGCAAAGGCCCCCCGGTTTTTGGCCGGGAGGCCCCCGCATCCTCGCTCCACAGGCACCGCCCCTGACATGACTGGCCTGCACAGATAATGCCTAAGTCTTTGATTCGGTTCAAGAGGGAAAAAATAGTTGGGTCTAGGTCGCATTTCCCTCTTCACAAGCAACCATCAGTAGGCTATGTAGGGTGCAAGAGAGGCCGAACCGGGCCGATCTAGGCCGCGAGATGGGGTGGAGTTTTTCGCTCGCTCGCGGCCGCCCCCACCGCGCAATGGAGCGACCCATGAACCAGATGACCAACCCTTCGACCCTGTTTCACGCCAGCCGCCAGTGGGCCTCGCGCCCTGACGATCAGCGGTTCTTGTCCCTGACCGAACTGCACGACACCGTGGCGCGGGGCCGCGCCAACTCGAAGGCGACCGTCCTGTCCACTCGGCAGATCGAGGTCCAGCCCGCGAACGACGACCAGACCAAGGGCATCCAGATCGTCGGCCCGAACGGCGGTGTCACCACCCCGACCCACTGGTCCTTCGGCCAGCTTGCCGGGCTCGCCAAGGCCCCGGCGGGCTACCTGCGCAACCTGCCCGCACCCATCGTCGCCGACTGCATGAACTACGGCCTGCGGTTCAACCGTGACGCCGAGGACGTGGGCCTGCTGCTGACGAAAACGGATTCGGCCAGATCGAATGGCGACTTCGGCCAGATCGAATTGCGAGCGGCGACCGGCCCGCGCTATGGCCGTGTCTGGAACGAGGACATCGTGGCCGCCCTGATCAACAAGTTCGGCGATGGCCGCACGGGCGACTTCCGCGTGCCGGGCGAGTTCGGCAAGCAGGTTCCGATCACCCGCTCGAACACCACGATCTACGGCAGCGACCGCGATATGTTCGTCTTCCTTGCCGACGAAGAGCACCGGATCGAGATGCAGAACCGGCGCAACGGCCAGCCGGGCTCGCTGGCTCGCGGCTTCTTCGTCTGGAACTCCGAGGTTGGCTCGCAGTCCATCGGCGCGGCGTTCTTCCTGTTCGACTATGTGTGCATGAACCGGATCGTCTGGGGCGTGCAGGAGTTCAAGGAGATTCGCCTGCGCCACACCGCCTCGGCCCCCGACCGCTGGATGGAAGAGATCGCCCCGGTGCTGATCGACTACTCGAACGCCTCGGCCGCGCCCATCGAAGCGACGATCCGCGAGGCGCAGCAGAAGCGCGTGGACGACGATCTGGACAAGTTCCTGAAGAACCGCTTCACTGTCTCGCAGGCGAACGCGATCAAGGCCGCGCACGAGCGCGAAGAGGGTCGGCCCATCGAGACGATCTGGGATGTGGTGACGGGCACGACCGCCTACGCCAAGACCATCCCGTATCAGGACGACCGGGTGTTCATCGAGCGTGCCGCTGGCAAGGTGCTCGATCTGGTCGCGGCCTGACGAGACACCGGGTCGCGGTTCCTCCCCCGACGCGCCCGGTCCCGCCCCCGGCCATGATGCCCTCTGGCCGGGGGCACCAAACCCCCCCCCCAAGACGGATTTTGTCCCATGATCACTCAGACCATTCGCACCATCTCGCCGAGCGAAGCCGCTGACATTCTGGCCGAGAAGAACTCGTCCAACCGGCGCATCTCCAATCCTCACGTCGATTCCCTCGCGCGCGATATGCGCTCGGGCAACTGGCGCGAGACCGGCGACCCCATCCGTTTTCTGGAAGACGGAACGCTCGCCGACGGTCAGCACAGGCTGGCCGCCTGCGTCAAGGCCAACATTCCGATCCGGGTGACGGTCGTTAGCGGTTTGTCAAGAGACGATATGCTGGCCGTGGACCGGGGCCGTGTCAGAAGCATCGGCGACGGGCTGACCATCGCGCACGGCGTTCCGAGCGGCGCGAGGACAGCCGCCGCCATCCGCTCGGCGTTCTGTTACGCCTATGGTGTCGCCTCCACGTCAACCACGCCTTCCGAAGTGGACAAGTTTTACATGGCCCATACGGGGATTGTGGATTCCATCCGTGCCGCCGGTCAGATCGGATCGGGCCTCGGTGATTCTTCGGCGGCCGCTCTCCACTACATTGCGCACTGGCTCGGCCACGGGGAGCGTGCCGACGCTATGTTCCACGTTTTCAAGACGGGCGTGCCCGATTACCCTGACTGCCCGGCGCATCTCTACCGCGAGCGTATGCTTCGAGATCGCGCTCGCCGCACCCCGGTTGGTCGCGCTCGCCAAATGGACCTTCTGGCTACAGCGTGGCGTCATTTCCTCCGTCGCAGGCCGACCAAAGTGGTCAAACCGAACGACAATCTCACAATTGACGGGTGGACCCCTGCGTCTTTGTTCGCTGCCACGAAACCACTCTGAAAAGGATTTTGCCCCATGAACACGCCCGATTCCACCACCGAGACCCCGAGCCGTCTGGTCGATGTCAACGGCCCGCGCCTGATCGTCCGCCCTCGGGCCGAACGCCCCATGATGCTGCACGAGAACGTGGCAACGCTGACCCATCCGGCGACCGGCGAGCGCATCGAGATCAGCCGCAGCGTATCCAACCCGTTCTTCTTCCAGATGACGGGCGACCTGCTGACCGTGAGCATCGACATCGCCCCGCTCATGCAGGAAGCCGCGCTGCACGTCGAAGCGCGGAATGGAGAGCCCAAATGACCACTATCGCACAGCGCGTTCACCAAGTTTTCGACCGCACCGTCACGGTCGAAGGCGGCCTGACCGACGACCTCCGGCTCGACGACGATCTCGGCTACGACTCGCTCGGGGTCATGGAGGTCGTGGTCGATCTCGAAGAAGAGTTCGGCATCGAGATCACCGACGACGCGATGGAAGCATGGCGCACTGTCGGCGACGTGATCAAGACCGTGCAACGGCTGGTGTCGTGATGACCCGGCTGACCGATCACGAGGCCGATCTGGTTCGGCGCAACCCCGGCCTGTTCGACAAGGCCACCGAGGACGAGGCGTGGGCCATGCACCACGCCCGTCTGCGGGCCGCAGCAGGGCACGCCCCCGCTCGACCGATCCAGCGCCCTACGGGGCCGCTGGTGCGGCTGGTGGTGGACAACGACGTGGACCCGGACCTTCAGCATACGCTCGACGAGATCGCCGAATGGCGCGCTCGCCGGGACCGCTATGAGGCAGACTGCTTCTGGTCCGACATGGGAATCGGCTTCCCCGACCCGAAGCCCGCGCCGACGCTGGCCGAAGACGGGATCGGCGAGACGCGCGCCTCGTGGGGCGACAGGCTCGTGCTGGCCTTTTCGTGGATCGTCATGCTCCTGCCCGTCATCGCCCTGCTGGCTGGTTGCACGGCCACCGGGAAGGCCCCCGAGTGCCGCGCCTGCCTCGGGGCTTACGACGTGTCGCTGTCCAGCCACCGCGAAGCACTGGAATGACCGAGCGTTCGGTGATCGTTGCTGGACCTCTCGCCTTCTACGCCAAGGCGCGCGGCGGTCGGGCTTTTGGCCGAGCGCGCGACACGGTGGACCAAGCCCGCGCCGATCTCGCCGAGATTGACCGCCTGCTGGACCAGTGTCCACGGCACCAACTCCCGGCCGCCGTGCAAGCGGCAATGAGCATTTTCGAGGACTGACATGAAGAAGCTGCCGTTCCTTCTCGATCAACTTCCGCACACCGGGGCGTGGATGGATTCCGTCCCGTCGTCGCTGTCGAAGTTCATCACCCGAGGTCGAGCGGCGAAGCGTTTTCTGGTCGAGCCTGATACTGCCATGCACATTTTCGGGCTCATGTTCGAGCACCCGGACCTCTACGAATCGCAGCGCCAGTTCGCCAAGCCGCCGTTCCCGGACACCTACGTCGAGTTCCGTTTCGATGAAAGGACGGCCAACCCATTCGCGTTCGCCGGGGTGCTCCGGCAGGGAGATACTGCCACGCTACTGACAGCCGAAGCCGATCAGATCATCAGGGTCGATTTCAAGCAAATCCACTTCCTGCCCGATGGGCTGTTGGCGAAGCCGTGGTCCGGCCGGAACGTCAGCGCCGAGGAAGACCCCAACCGGCGCGTTGTGGCTTTCGCGGGCATGACCGAAGTTCTCTGGCTTCTCATGCACCGGCCGAATGTGGTCCGCATCGACAAGGTTCCGACCAAGCAACAGATCATCAAGGGCAAGCTGCGGCCGTTCCGGGCACATAGCGTCCTGACCATCGACCTGTCCCGGCAGGCCACGACGCGGATCATTCAAGACAACGGCGCGCGCGGCCCCAACCGGGAGCACCAAGTCCGGGGGTCGTGGGTGCATCTCGGGATCAGCCGGGCCTGCACCCACGACTGGCATCGCGTCGAGATGCCCGAAGGCCGCCCGGAGCGATACGAGTGCGCCCATTGCAAGGGCATCCGTGTCTGGCGGCGGGACCACGTTCGCGGCGATGGAAAACTCGGCACCAAGTTTCACACCTACGAGGTCAAGACATGAGAGAGCAATTCGAGACGATCAACTTCCGCGCCGGGTCCCTCGCCCTCATCGAGCAGGCCAACCGGATCATCGCGGACTATCAGGCGCAGGGCTTCAAGCTGACCCTCCGGCAGCTTTACTACCAGTTCGTCGCCCGCGATCTGCTGCCGAACAAGCAGACCGAATACAAGCGGCTCGGGTCGATCATCGACAACGGCAGGCAGGCCGGGCTCATTGATTGGGACGCCATCGAAGACCGCACCCGGAACCTTCAGAGCCCGAGCGTCTGGTCCAGTCCGCAGCACATTCTGCGCGCCGTGGCCTCGCAATACGCCGAGGACTGGTGGAAGACCCAGAGCCACTACGTCGAAGTCTGGATCGAGAAGGACGCCTTGACGGGTGTGATCGAGCCGGTCTGCGACGAGCACCAAGTCCCCTACTTCGCCTGCCGTGGCTACGTCAGCCAGTCCGAGATGTATTCGGCCGCGCAACGGCTGAAGAAGATCGCACGGGGCGGCCGCAGCCCGGTCATCCTCCATCTCGGGGACCATGACCCGAGCGGGATGCACATGACCGTGGACAACGGGGACCGGCTCGACAAGTTCATGCGGGGCTTCGGCGTCACGGTCAAACGGATCGCCCTCAACCGCGACCAGATCGACCAGTATGACCCGCCCCCCAACCCGGCCAAGGAATCGGATAGCCGCTTCGAGGGCTATCAGGCCGAGCACGGGGACGAATCGTGGGAACTCGACGCGCTCGAACCTTCGGTGATCGACCAACTGATCCGGGACGAACTCGACGGCCTGATCGACCCGGACCCGTGGGAAGCCGCAAAGCGGGCCGAGACCGAAAACAAGCGTCGTCTCCAACAGTTGCACGAGGATTGGGAATCGGTGATCGACTACCTGCGCGACATCAACGACGAGGATCGTGACGACGAAGACGAGGACTAGACAGCCAACCGAAAGTTGACTATACCAGAGGCTCCTGACACATGAGGTTCCCCATGATCCGAGGTTGGATCGGACGGCGGTATGCCCGCTTTGTCTGCTGGATGATCACCCGCCAACTCGGCGGCCGTGAGATCGTCGTCCAGAAAGACGGCATCGACTTCGACAGCGGCAAGTTCTCCGGGGTCTTCCCGGTGAACACCGCCGAAGGCATCCGCTTCGTCGTGACCATCTTCTGCGTTCATGGGGTGCCCCAGACCCTCGGCATCCAGTCCAAGACCCGGAACGTCGAATACCCCCAGATCGAATGGGATCGCACCCGCAAGCAGTTCATCGTGAGGCACTATGACGAAACCTGAAACCTACATCACCATCACCAGCGGCCCCGGCGGCTTCCATCCGATCAAGGTCCGGCTTCTGGAAGACAACATCTGCGTGCCGGTCGAGACCGGGCCGCTGGCCGCGCCCACGCTCGCCGAAGCTGTCGAATACGGCATCCTGTGGGCCGACGAGGAAGACCTGTGCTTCTTCGAGCCGGGTGATGGCAAGGGGCTCTTCCACTTCCATGCCAATGCGGTCATCCCGCAAGGCATGATGGCGCTGGTGAAGCTGACCGAGACCGGCCCCGAGACGATCTGGTTCGGCCCGACGAACGAAACCCCTGAAGACGCTCTTCAGCTTGCCGACGAGGCGCACGTCCACCCGGACACCTACGCCGCGCTGGCCGCCAAGCTGGAAGCCACTGGCAAAGGAGTGCCCTGCCATTGAGACGATTCGGCGACTACCTCTTCCACGCCGCTGCGGGCGCGGTGATCGTTCTGGCCTTCGCCGGGATGGTGCTCATGCTCGTCGCGGCCGGAACCAACACCGGCCCCAACTGCCCCGGCAAGGACCCTTCGTGGATCGGCTGGTGTTCGGAGGCTCCTGATCATGGCTGACACGCGCGTCAACGTGAGCCGCCCGGACGGCCGCCCCGAAGCCTACGACATCCCGTCGAACCAGCCACCCATGCCGTGCGCGGTCTGCGCCGCCGAGGGCAAGACGGGGCTGCGCTACAAGCCCGGCGAGGTCGTCATGGCATCCCCCATCGACGCCAATGATGGGGAGGCGCATCTGGTGTGCCTCGGGCATCTCCCCGAGAACATCGTCATCTACAACCCCGAAACCGATACCTGCCGCAACCGGGATGGCTCCTACACATGGCGCGAGACCGAAGGCGGCATGGCCGTTCCCTATGTTCCACCGAAGGATGCCCGCCAATGACCTATACCCCCGCCGACTTCGAGACCATGACCGGGAAACAACTGGACGCCGTGCGCGCCGAGTTCGAGGCCGAGGGCATCTCCCCGGTCGGGTGGTCCAAGATGCGCGTCAACGACAAGTGCCGCTGGCTGAAGACCAACCTCGAACAGTTCCGGGTTGCCAAGCAGGCCGGGGCCGATCTGGCAGAGATCGAGTCGATGGGCGCGAGCGAATACCAGTCCAATCCCAAGACCGTTCTGGCGCTGTCCGGCTCGGCCGTCGGGCTTGCGGCCGAACGGTTCGCTGACCCTGTTCTGACCGCGCCCACTCTGCCCGACAGGCTGTGCGTCGATGTGAAGTCGCCCTTCTTCGATCCGATCTACAAGCAGGCTCGCGTCTGGCTCAACGGCTCCGAGCGCAAAGGCGACGTGGAGGAATACTGCGTCTCTGAAGGCTGGATCAGGGCGCGGGTCTTCGACGGCAACGGCAAGTTCGTTCTGACCGATGGTGGGGCCTATAAGACCGTCACGCTGGAAGGCGAGGTCCGGGTCGAACTGCGCGAGCGGACCTATCAGCCCAACCGGGGAACGGCAGAAGAGCAGCAGCGCCGGATCGACGCGGCCGAAGCCAAGCGCGCCCGGAAAGCCGAGCGCCTGCGGAAGCAGATGGGGGGCCGGTGATGACCAGCCCTCTCTACCCCGGCTGCTGCGAATGGTGCGGGGCCGATGTCATGCCCGACCGCAATACCTGCGGCCCGCGCTGCGAAGCGGCGCTTCAGGTGGCCGAGAAGACGGTCGCCCGGCGCGCGCTGGCCGAACTGAAGCTGTGGCGGCGACATCGCGGCCGCAAGGGCACGCCGGGGGAGGGGGCCATGACCCGGCTCGCTGCGCTGACCGACGCCCATCTCGCCGAGGGCCGCGCCCGCCGCGACCGCATGATCAAGGACCGCTGGCAGGGTGCGCAGGCAAAAGCCGATGCGGTCGCCGCCAAAGAGAAGGAGACCGAACTGTGACGACGACCCCTCTGACCCTGAAGATCGGCGCGCACATGCTCGACCTTCTCAACCCCGATCCGGGCCACATCGACCTCGGGGCCATCGACCGCGCCTTGTGGTGCGCCCGCCGGTTCTCCGGCAACCCTCGGGCTCTGGTCGTGCGCCAGCACACATGGTTGGTCTCCCGAATCGCCCGGCTCATGGGCGAGCCCGCCGAAGTGGTCCAGTGGTGCGATCATCACGACGACCACGAAGGCATCATTGGCGACATCCCCGGCCCGCTGAAGCATTATATCAACCGCGTCATGCTGCTGACCTCGCTGCCCTCGCTCGATGAACTCGAAGTGGGTCTGGATCGGGCAATCGCGGCCGCGCGCGGGATCGCCCCGCCGACCGAAGAAATCCGCCGGATCGTCCACTTCTACGACAAGCTGGCCGAGACGCTGGAATGGGTCTTCGTGATCGGCGAGCCGCAGGCGGAATGGAACCGGCCGTTCGAGCGGTGGCTGGACCCCCACACCGCGCGTGCTTTCGCCGAAGAGGCCAAGGTCCTCGCCCCGCCCCGTGGCACCTTCATCTGAAAGGAATCCTGACATGACGAATCACATCACATTGCGTGCCGCGAACGAAGCGAGACAGGCCGAATGGGACCCCACCGGCAAGGTCGATCTCGCATGGCGGATCAACGAACTGGCCGGAGAGGTCGGGGAAGTCTGCAACCTGCTGAAGAAAATACACCGCGAGCGACTCGGCATCAAAGGCTCGCGTGCTACCACGGAGCAGGTCTCCGAGGAACTGGCCGACGTGATGATCTGCATTGATCTCACGGCGATCACGGCGGGCCTCGGGCAGATCGGCAGCTACGTCCCGAGCGCGCTGGTTGCGATGGACGACGACATCGAAGACGAGATCGTGGAGCCGACGCTGCCTGTTCACGGGTGCCTTCTGGCACAGGTCCTCGGGCGCGTGGCGGCCTACGGAACCAGCCCGGACCTCTACCGGCCCGAGGCCCACGCCGCACCGCTGTTGTCCGCCTTGAAGAGCCTTGGCTACACCGTCTCGCGGGTCGCTGACGCCATGTTCATCGACCTACGGGCCAGTGTAGCCCAGAAGTTCAACAGCACCAGCGAGAGCAACGGTTTTCAGACTCGTCTTCGCGCGTCCTACTGACGTTCTGGTTGCGCTTCCCCCGAGGGGTGGCGTATCGTTTTCTGCACCACACAACATAGGGTAGGACGCCATGTCTGATTTGCCGTCGATCTCGGAGTTCATCTGGGATCAGAAATACCGCTTCAAGACTTTCACGGGCGAGCCGCTGGACCGGACGCTCGACGACACATGGTTCCGGGTCGCGGTCGCGCTTTCGGAAGCCGAGGACGAGGCCACCCGGCTCGAACGTCAGAACGAGTTCTTCGCCGTGATGAAGAGCGGCGAGTTCTCCCCGGCCGGTCGCATCATCTCGGGGGCCGGGACGGGCCGCAACGTGACCCTCTCGAACTGCTTCACGATGGGCACGATCCCCGACAGCATGGATGGCATCTTCACGATGCTGAAGGAGGCCGCGCTGACCATGCAACAGGGCGGCGGGATCGGCTATGACTTCTCGACGCTGCGGCCGCGTGGGTCCGAGGTCCGGGGTGTCGCGGCCGACGCCAGCGGGCCGCTGACCTTCATGGATGTCTGGGACGCGATGTGCCGGACGGTGATGTCGGCCGGGTCGCGCCGGGGTGCCATGATGGCGACCATGCGCTGCGATCACCCGGACATCGAAGCCTTCATCGAAGCCAAGCGCGACCCGAAGCGGCTGCGCATGTTCAACCTGTCGGTGCTCGTGACCGACGAGTTCATGTCGGCCGTTGAGAACGATCACAACTGGCGTCTGCACTTCGAGAACCGTCGGGGCGAGACGCTGGCCGAGAAGACGATCCCGGCGCGGGCGCTCTGGGACAAGATCATGGAATCGACCTACGCCTACGCCGAGCCCGGCGTCATCTTCATCGACCGGGTGAACCGCGATCACAACCTCGGCTATCTCGAAACCATTGCCACGACCAACCCCTGCGGCGAAAAGCCGATGGGTCCCTACGCCTCCTGTCTGCTCGGGTCGGTCAATCTCGCCAAGCTGGTGTCTGACGCTTTCACGCCGCGTGCGGCCGTGGACATCGAGCGGCTACGGCGGGTGATCCGCACCGCCATCCGTATGATGGACAACGTGATTGAAGTGGGCAGCTTCCCCCTCCCGCAGCAGAAGCAGAAGGCACTGGACGACCGGCAACTTGGCCTCGGCGTCACGGGGCTGGCGGACGCCCTGATCATGTGCGGCCTGACTTACGGAACGCCCGAGGCCGTGCAATGGACCGAGACCGTGATGCGTGAAATCGCGCTTCAGTCCTACGCCGCCTCGGTCATGCTGGCGCAGGAAAAGGGGGCCTTCCCGACCTTCAACGCCGACGAGTTCCTGCACCCGGATCGGTTCGCCGGTCGGATGCTGCCCCCGAAGCTGAAGGACAACATCCGCAAGCACGGCATCCGCAATGGCCTGCTCCTGTCCATCGCTCCCACCGGCACGATCAGCCTTCTCGCCGGGAACGTGTCGTCGGGCATCGAGCCGGTCTTCGCGCTGGCCTATGAGCGCAAGGTGCTGCAACCGGATGGCTCGCGGGTCGTCCAGACGGTCGAAGACTTCGCCGTGGCGGCATACCGCAAGTTCTGGCTGTCCGGGGTCGATCTGAAGAGCGGCAACCGGAACGACCCGGAAGAATGGTCGAACAGCCTGTTGCCGGAACAGTTCGTCACAGCGCAAACCCTTTCGCCGTCGGCGCATGTGGTGATGCAGGCGGCCGCCCAGAAGTGGGTCGATTCGTCGATCTCGAAGACGGTCAACTGCCCCGAGGACATCTCGTTCGAGGACTTCAAGGAAGTCTATGCGCTGGCATACCGGCTCGGCTGCAAGGGCTGCACCACCTACCGGCCGAACGAGGTCACGGGATCGGTGCTCTCCGTAGCCCCGGAGAAGCCCGTGCAGGTCCCTGTGACAACCGAGGCCCCCACGGCCCGGCCGCAGGCGCTTCCGGGCTCCACCTACAAGCTGAAGTGGCCGGACAGCGAGCACGCGATCTATATCACGGTCAACGACGTGGAAGAGGACGGCAAGCGGCGGCCGTTCGAGGTCTTCATCAACTCGAAGAACATGGAGCACTTCGCGTGGACCGTGGCGCTGACGCGCATGATCTCGGCCGTTTTCCGGCGGCCGCACGATTCGCGCTTTGTGGTCGAGGAACTGAAGGCGGTGTTCGATCCCAAGGGCGGCGCGTGGATCGAGGGCCGCTACATCCCGTCCATGCTGGCCGCTATCGGCGGGGTGATCGAGACCCACATGAAGCTGATCGGCTACATCCCCGATGATGCTCCGGCGGCCACTCCGACCAAGGCCGGGAAGTCCTGTCCGTCCTGCTCGTCGGTCAACACCAAGAACGAGAACGGGTGCTTCCAGTGTCTCGACTGCGGTTGGTCGAAGTGCGGTTGACAACCAACCGTCGGTAGCCTACAAATGGGCTACCGACCCTCGCTCCACTCCCTGACACAGAGGCACATATGTCCGATCCCTTCCCGATGCTGTTGGCGGCGAGCGACATCACGCTCGACACGCTCGCCCTCCAAGCCGCCGAATCCGCCTACGTCGAGTCCGGTGGCACGACCATCGGCCTCCCCGTGGTGGAGGCAATCAAGGCTTACTTCGTGACGGCCGCCGTGCGCGCCCGTGAAGAGAAGAAGCCCAAGCGGGGCGGCCCGATCCCCCTGCACACAATCCCGGTTCGCTTCGGCACCGCCGAGGGATACGCCGAACTCGAAGCCGCTCTGACCGCTGCCTACGAGCAGGCGGCCAAAGGCAAGGGCCGCGTCCGGCACGCGAACGACAAGCCCTTCATGCGTCAGCCCATCATGGAGATCGCGCGCATGGTGGGCCTGCCCTACCACACCGGGCAAATCCAGAAGAAAGTGCAGGAGGCAACCAGCATGGCGGCACGCGGCGACAAGGCCGAACTGCTCGGGGCGATCAACTACGCGGCGGCCGCGTGGTTGTTCTTGACGGAGCAACAGGCCGCTGAAGAGGATGAAGGAGACGCCCTGTGAGAGACCACCCGCCTGCGCCGGACGCCAAACTCGATCTGGTCGAGATCGGGCGTTTGATGATCGAGACTTTCCGGTCCCTCGGTGAAGCCTGCCGAACCGCTGAAGCTGCGGTTCGCATGTTCGTCGCGGCCGCCGAGGCCGCCGAGGCCGCCGAGGCCGCCGACACCAGCACGGAGGGCGAGCTGCCGCCCGGCGATCCGCTGGCCCACGCCCGCCCGCCCGAAGAAGCGCCCGCCCCGAAGCCTGCGACTGCGGCCACTCCCAAGCCCGGCAAACCGCAGGTCTTCAAGACCACGAGTTTCTGGCGCATGGTGGACGGCGGCGACATCTTTCAGGTGGCCGGTGGGGTCGAAGCCCCGGCCAAGACCGACGCGGACTTCGTGAAGATCACCCGCGACGAGTTCAACAGCCTGAAACGCGCCGGGGCTGACGAGCGGACGTGGCCGTTCTCCGATCAGGAGCCCGAGCCGACGACCGACGATGAAGACGAGGACGACGGGTCCGGGCTCATTTGAGCCCGGCCCACCAACCCACGGAGAGACCAATGGCGAAGAAGCGAGACGACGGCGAAGAGCCCGATCTGGTGGGCGGCGGCCACAACAGTCAGCAGGCGGCGGCCGGACAACTCCGGGCTTTCCTCGAACGCCGCGAGCGGCTGGAAGAGGAAAAGAAGACCGTGGCGACGGACATCAAGGAGTTGATGGCCGAGGTCAAGGGCTCCGGCTTTGACACGAAGGCGTTCAACACCATTCTGAAACTGCGCGCCGAGGATCAGGCCAAGAAGGAAGCCCGGCAAGAGACCGACGCCATCGTCGAACTCTACAAAGACGTTCTGGGGATGGAGTAACCTTCATGGCTGCGCGGGACCGCCGCCCTGAAGGGCTATCGCTCGACATGCTGATCAACCGGCTCGCCGTTATCGGCAAGCTGACCCAGATGCTTCTGACAAAAGGCGAGGACCGCTTCACGGGCAACCTGAAGGGCAAGGGTCCACGCTGGACAGTGTGGGCGCACCGGGACGCCACCGAGGCACTGTGGGCCGCCCTCGGCCCGCAGCGCGGCGAATCTTGGTTCAAGCATCTCGATCTGCCCGAGGGCTACGACTTCGACCGTGAAGAGATCATCGCGGCCCGGCGAATCTTCATGCACCATGACGAGAGCGGCTGCGTCTATGTGGTCGAGCCGGGCTGTAACGTCCCGCCGCCGGACGGTGGTGACGAGATCGACGAAGACCTCTACGACGCGCTGGCGCTGAAGTATAGCGGCGGCGAGCCGGACGAGGACGACGGGAGGCATCTGATATGAGCGTCCCGCGACCTACCAGAGCCGAGCGCGAGGTTCTGGCCTTCTGCCGGGAACTCGGCATTGAGGACGTAGAAGTTCGCTCCGGCTCGAAACACCGCAAGCTGTTCATCGGAGACCGTCTGGTCCATGTCCTGTGCCACGGGACCAAGGCCGACGCAGGAGACAAGGGCCTCCGATTCGTCAAGAACTCGATCCGTCGGATCGCACAGGAGAGAAACCATGAGCACCTACCCCCACGGTCTGACGGCTGACGCCAGCTTCGAGATCACGCGGCCAAACGTCCCGACGCTCGACGCGATCCTCGGGCACGCCTTCAAGGCGCTGGATCACGGCTTCGTCCGGGTGATCGACTACATGGGCGACGACGCGGCCGTGGTCCAGATGGCCCGCGTCAGCTACGGCGAGGGCACCGAAACCCCGAGTGACGACGAACGCCTGATCCGCTACCTCATGCGGCACTGGCACACCAGCCCGTTCGAGGGGTGCGAGATCAAGCTGCATGTGAAGCTGCCGATCTTCGTCGCGCGCCAGTGGATCAGGCACAGGACCGCCAATGTCAACGAATACAGCGGCCGGTATTCGGTGATGTCCGACAAGTTCTATGTGCCGTCCGGCTCGGTGCTCGCGCCCCAGAGCAAGAGCAACAAGCAGGGCCGGGAGGGCGGCTATTCCGAATCGGACAAAGACGTGCTGACGCGCTGCCTGACTGACACGATGAAGGAAGGGCACGAAGCCTACCGAGCCATGATCGAGGTCGATGGCTACGATCTCGCCCGCGAACTCGCCCGGACGGTCCTGCCGCTCTCGACCTACACCGAGTTCTACTGGAAGATCGACCTGCACAACCTGCTGCACTTCCTGCGGCTCCGGGCCGACAGCCATGCGCAATACGAGATCAGGGCCTACGCGGACATCATCCAAGCCCTCGTCGAGATGTGGACGCCCGCCACCTACCGCGCATGGGTGGACTACCGCCGGGACGCCGTAACCTTCAGCCGCATGGAGATGGAGGCCCTGCGGAAGTGGATCGCCGCCACCTATCCGACGGACCCGGAATACGGCGGCTCCGGCCCGGTGGACTTGCTTGAAGGGGTCAGCGACCGCGAGCGCAAGGAGTTCATCGCCCGGTTTGCGGGGTGATGGCATGACCCTCTACCGCCGAGTCCCGCTCTCGCGCCTGCCGCAGAACCACTACGGGGTGATCTATGCCGATCCCCCGTGGGGCTTTCTGACCTACGACAAGCGGCAGATCGTCCCGCAGCGGGCCTCGGTGGCCCATTACAAGACCATGACCCTTGACGCACTGAAGGCCCTCCCGGTGGGATCGGTGGCGGCAAAAGACTGCATCCTGCATATGTGGGTGATCTCGTCGCACATCGACCAAGCCATCGACCTCGGCCGCGCGTGGGGCTTCACCTTCAAGAGCCTCGGGCTGGATTGGGTCAAGACCTGCAAAGGCGACCCGGAGGTCCCGAAGATGGGCATGGGCCACTGGTTCCGGCAAGAGGCAGAGATCAGTCTGCTGTTCACCAAGGGAAAGCCGAAACGGGTGGACAAGGGCGTCCGACAGGTCATCCTCGAACCGGCCCGAGAGCACAGCCGGAAGCCCGACGAAGGGGCCGCGCGCGTCATGCGGCTGACCGCAGGTCCCTACCTCGAACTCTTCAGCCGCACGGCCCGGCCCGGATGGGATGTCTGGGGCGACGAGGCCGGTATGTTCGCCCAGAACATCCTGCACGCTGACGACGCTGCGTTGTCAGCCATCGCGGAATCACTCGTATGATCGGAGAATCAAACAAGCCGAAAACCAATCCGGGCCCGCTCGACGTTTTCCTCACGCTGTATCAGCGAGGTTTTCTGACCAAAGAGGAATACCAGACTGTTCTCGAATGGGCGTCTAAACCGCTCAATTTCCATCTCCCGGCCCCCCTGCTTCTGGTTATGCTGGAAGCGGCGCAAGTCGGCGCTTCCCTCGAAAAGATGGAACAGAAGCGCGGGTGGCCCGCCCGGAGCGCAAAGCAAGTTCTGAAAATCGCCATCCAGTGCTTCGCTAAACCGGCCCCGATGATGACGAAGAGGGTGAACCTATCGGGCGAGAGCGATGTCACAGCCCAAGACACTCTGGACTATCTGCGCGCCGCCAAATTCGACATCTGGGGTCCGCTGGCGGAAAGGTTCGGTTTGACCCGGAAAGAGGCGCAGCTTGTTCATGCGCTTCAGACCTGCCCGAACGGGAAGCACAGCGTCTCGAAAGACTATCTGATTCGCGTGCTTTACAATGACGAGTGGGACGATCCGCCCCAAGAGAAAATCATCGACGTTTTCGTCTGCAAGATCAGACGGAAATTCCAAGGGACGGGCTGGTCGATCAAAACGGTCTGGGGCTCGGGCTACCGCTTGGAGATTGAGAAGGGCAAGGAATGATCGAGAAGCTGCGCCTGCACGGTCTGGTGAAGCTGACGGCCGAACTCCTGCCGACCGGGGAGTGGGAGGTTCGGCTGTCCAAGTGCAGGTCCGGGCAGGGTGACGTGGTATCCCGCCGTCCTCGCCCCGATGACGCCGTGCAAGGGGCCAGCGAACTCTTCATGCAGTTCGCCAAGCCGGTCGCCACACCGGCCCCGGAGAAGGCCCCCACGGCCGCTCCCACGAAGCCTCGGCGCAAGGTTACGCGAGGCTGGCCCGCGCCGCTGCCGGACGACGACGACGGGAGCCGCCTGATATGAAAGGCGTCTGTGACGAGACTCGCCGCCGCGTCCGACTGACCGTTTGGGCCTATGCCTACGAGATCGAGAACGACCCGCTGGTGGACGATGCAACCTTCGACCGCGAGTGCCGGGAGGTCGATCTGGCGGCTCGGACGAAACGCCCCGATCTGGACGATTGGTGGATCGACAACTTCGATCCGAGCACCGGCATGTGGATTCGCCAGCACCCGGAGATTGAGCGCGCGGCCGCGCTGTATCGTAGGCTGAAGGACGCCGGGGGCGACGAAGACCTTGACGCAATGGCGGCGGCGCTGGTGTGATGGGCAAGCTGAAGCAGAAGTTGATCAAGGCCGAAGACAAGGCGCTCCGTGTCGCCCGGAGACAGGCCGAAAACGAAGCCAAAGAGGCCCGAAAGGCCGAGCAGGCCGCGTGCCGGACCAAGGCCGATCTGGTGGCGCTGGCGAAGCGCAGGGACTACAAGGAGCCGGAATGGTGGGCGAACAAGGTGTGGCGTGGGCGACAAGCGAAGAGATGAAGACCGAGATTGAACGGCTCCATCGGCAGTTGCAGGAAGACCTGCAAGAGTCTCTGGAAAGCAATCTGCGGTTGCTCCTTGGCGAAGTGAAGCGGCGGATTCGCAGGGTAGAAAGGAATACTCGTCTGGCGAAACACGACCCCGTAGGACAAGACTGGCGGAAGGCACATGACGAGAACGGCGTTCCGATGCGGGAGATCGCGCGGCAGATCGGAGTTCACCCCTCTACGGTCATGCGCCGGATACGAACAGCCCGGAAGGCGAAGGAAAGGCAGAACTGATGGCTGTGATTCGAGACGGGCGCGAGCGCGCGCTGGAATGTGACCAGTGTGGCGAGCAGACGGACCCGATGCCGGAAAACGAGTTCGATCAGATGGTCAAGACCGCCAAAGGCGACGGTTGGTCTGTGGTCCTTCAGCCGGACGGTTGGTCGCACACATGCCCGTCATGTCGGGCAGAGGATCGTCTGGCGGCTGCGAGAGCCAAGTTCGGCCGCTAGTTTCCGACGTTGAGCCACGCCAAGATGCTCTTCCACGCCGCCACCATCGCCGCTCCGGTCGCGGCCGAGACGAAACTGATCAGCATGAGCGCCCCGATAGCCCGCTCGCGCCACTTTGAGAACTCTGCGACCGGAGCCTCCACCTTGGCGAGCCGTTCGTCCACGCGCTTGATCTCGTCAGCGGCTTCGTCCACCTTGCGATCCACGCTTTCGAGCCGCTGGTATGTCTGCTTCCGATTGGCGCTCGCGGTCTGCTGCTCCTGAAGCATGAGGTCCAGCTTCCCCTCAACACGACCGAGGGCTCTTTGCAGGTTTTCGTCTGTCATTTCCGATCCCTACTGTGGGGTGCCGGACAGCCCTGCGCGGACAGTCTCGTAGAACTGAAGAATATCCCGGTGCTGCCGGTTCGCGCAAGCCGAGAATCGCCGATTGTCGGCTATCGCATTGGTTGCATCTGCAACAGTCTGAATCTCCCGAACGCCCGGATCGCGGCACGCTCGGGATAGCTGTTCCGGCATCATGGGAAGATCAGGCCGAACAGCGGGCGGTGCGGCGTTATTGGATAGCGCGCAGCCGGTCAAGGACATCGACAGGAATAGCGCAAGCCCCACTCCCCCTGTCCGCAAGTTGGGCCAAGATCGCATTGTGTTCATCCTCCAATGCGGCCAGTTCGGCTTGCGTCCGCTCGGCCTGCTCTGTTGCAGCCCGGAGCGCGTCTTCGCCTGCTCGCCGTTGCCTCTCCATCTCTAAGATGGTCTGTTCCAGTTGCGCGGCCCGGCACTCGGCGCGAGCGTCTGTCGCAGCTTGGTTCCGCTGATAGGCGGTCCAAAGCACAATCGCCACCAAGGCCAAAACGACCTTGACGACTGGATTGCCGAACATGCCGAGCGCCTTAGCGGCCGACATTCTTGCCCTCCCGGTGGTCCCGAAGCCGGATGCGACGGAACACCCCGGACTCATACACCATGTAAAGCCCGAGTGCCGCCAGCACCCAATACCAGTTCGAGCCGAGCGCGCTGGTGACGGTGCCGAGGGTGTCGGTCACGGTCTTGATCAGCGCCGAGTGCTCTTCCACGGCCTTCAGGGCTTCGGTGACAGCCGTGATGCCGCCGCCCACCACGAGGGTCTTGCCGACGACATCCACCTTGTCGGCCTCCCTGATCGTCTGGGAGCCGTTCTCACGCAGGTCTTCGACCGTCTCGGACGCTCGGCCCCCGATAGCACCCGGACGCCCCTGCGAGCGCGCCAGAGCGGCCCACAGAGCGTCATCCACGGCCGCCACGATGGGCAAGCCGTGATCGGCCCGGAAGGCCAGCACGGCGGCCCGCGTGCGCGGCCCCCACGAGCCGTCGGCACGTCCGACCTCGGGATAGAAGAGTTCGGCCAGACGACGCTGAAGCCGCGCGATCTCTTCCCGATCCGACGCGCCGACATCGGCCGGGTCTTCCCTGTCGGGACTCCATTCGATGTCGGGGATGCGAGCCCATTTGGCGTAGGCGTTTGCCAGCTTGTCATGGTACTGATTCCGCTCGTAGCCCGGCCCGTTGTAACCCCGAGCGAAGCCGCGCCAGTTGCGCGAGCGCATGTCGGCGTCCAGCCCGGCCCCGAGGATGAAGCGGACCATACCTTCGACGTGGGCGTCCGCATTGTCCATGAAGCTGCGAACCATCGCCTGCACGCTCGGGTAGCCGATCATCTCGTGATTCGATCCGAGGATTTGGGTCGCGCCCCAAGAGGCCGACTTCAGCGCGGCCGTCTCGTTGATCTCGCAAGCCGCACGCATCCTCGAATAGCTTTCCCGAGGATACGGCCGCTCGCCCCACCGGGGATAGGCCAGACCGGCTTCCACGGCGCGCTGGCGCTGTTCCCCTGCCAGCAGGCGATAGAAGACATGCGGTTCAAACAGCATCGTCGGGCGGCCTTCCGAATCGAAGGATCGGCCTGCCGCCTCAACTTCCAGAACGGCGCGAACCGTGTCTTCGTCAACCCCGAGCCGGTGCGCCAGCATGGGGATTTTCACTTCGCTCGGGGGCTTGGCATCGCCCTTGAAGCCGTTCCAGTCCTGTGAATTGATCGACATGATGGGTGTCTCCGAACCTCATTCGCAGACACCATACCGCATCGGTGCGACCGAATCTAGACCGGAGGCGTCGGCCATTCCGGCGCTCTCGGGTCTTTCGTTTTCTTTGGGAGGTCACGCAGCTTGGCTCGGTATTCGATCCAAGCGTCTCGGCCGCCCGGAGGGTCCACGTCGGGAAGAACAGCCCAATCACAGGCTGCAAGCAGATGATCCCGGCGGCTCCGAACAGAAGCCCACGCAGCTTCGTCTTTCTCGGCTTGGATTTGCTCGGCGGTCTTTATTTGCAACCAGTCGATCATGGCACCTGAAACCCGTTGAAGGAGTTGGAGTTGGCTTCGACGTATGCGTCATGTCCCGAAAAACGAACTCGGACATCGACCTGATCCCCGGATTCCAATTCTTCCAGAGATTCCGTTTGCACCGTGACATCCTCGTGCGACCAATCGTTGAAGTATTTCACCAGCGTTCGAGCCAGAGCAGACCCGTTCTTGAAAAGCTGGATCGAGACCATATCGGGCGCGGTGACGTTGAGTTTCAGATTGATCCTCGCCGAGAACTTGAACTTCCCGTCGAAGGGCGCGACGAAGCGATTGTTGCTCGTGTCAAACACGGCTTGGTCGTCGTGGTCTTCATTGTTGAACGGGACCTTGACCCAAGTATCCACAGCGGCATAGGCGTCATAATTGCAGAAGGCTTGGAACTTCGGCGTGCCGGACATGACCCCGACCCACTGACCGCCAGAACGAACGAGCATCTGCCCGATGTCCTGCACCCACGCGCGCATCCCGTTCGTCGGAGCGATATAGACCCACTCCCCGTCATCCCGGATCGCCACCTGACCGCCGAAAGACGGAGCGTCGTCTGGCACGATGTAGATGTCGCCGTTCGTCGGCGAGCCCGGCAGAGCCGTCGTTTGGGAGAGCACGGAAAGCTGCGACACCCCGGACAGGATGCGCAGGTTTTCGTCCATCTCGTCTTTCCAGCCGTCGGCTCCGAGCGGCCAGAAGCCCGTGAGACCGAGGCCCGGCAGAGTGCGTTCAGCCATTGTAGCCTCCATAGTTGTAGCCGTAGGCGTAGCCGTAGCCCGAGTTCACCTTCACCACTTGCGAATATCCCTGAAGCGAGATCAGCCCATCCCGCTCCGCTTTGAAGACCAGTCTCCCGAAGGGCTTCCCATAGAAAGACGAGAGCGGGATGTCGAAGGATTCGCCAGCCAGCCCATCATGGACTTCCATGAGATTGCCGTCGAGATCATAGACCTCGATCCGGGTCGTCTGCCCGTCTTCGGGAACGACCGAGTCTTCCCACCAAGGCAAGACCTGCGAATCTTCCAGCAGCCGATTGCGCGTAGCCCACGTCACGGGAACTTCGTCCAGCCCCTCGCAATCGACGACAGCCTCGAACGCCTCCCCGTTGACCCAGACGTTCGCCGGTCTAGTTGGAAGCCACGGCCTCTCGGTCAGATCAACGGTGTCCTGCGGGGCTTGCGCGATGGGCAAGGTCCCCTGCGAAGTCTTGGGCAAGACCCAATAATCGACTTCCTCGGTGGCGGCTCTGGGGTCTTGATCCGCGATCAGTTGCGTGGCCCCGAAGAACCAGATTTCCGTGTTGGCAGGCCATGCCCGAGGAACCGTGTCCAGCACGCCCCGATACAACTCATAGCCGGATTCGGTGATCGACTTGATCGCCGCGATCTCCACGAGGTCTTCCCCCAGATCGCCAGAGCCACCGATCACGACGAAGCCTCCGACCGACGGCCCGGCCCCCTGCGTGCGCCCTGCGAACGACGTGACGGTGGTGGTCGGTTCGGCATCAAGGTCTTCCGCGAGTGCAGCGTGCGACACGATGGAGTAGGTGCCGATCTGTTCTTGGGTGATGTTTCCGACGGTATCGACAACCGTTCCGTGGAGTTCGTAGAAGGCGGTGTCCGATCCGGTCTGCCCCGCCAGCGCGCCCGAGAAGACAGTCGGATAGGACAGGGATTCCAGCGTCGTCGATGCGATCTGCTGCTGCACCAAGAAGTAGGGCAGCGTGAAGAAATAGCGGAACGCCGCCGGGAGCGGGTCTTCCGACCCGTCTTCCCATTCGGAGCCCGGAGGCGTCGAATACTGCGCTGTCGCCAGAGCGAAAACATCTTCCGCCAGTGACACCTTGATCTCGGTCTCGCCCGGTTTTCCGTAGTCCACCGGGCCGACCCGCATGATGATCTCGGTGATGTTGTCGTCCGGGCTGACGACCTTGCAGACATCACCGGGGAGCAGGTCCCACGCCTCCCGGTTCACGACCAGATCGCATGTCGCAATCGGATAGGAGGCTGCTCGGAGATCGCGCTGCGCAAGTTGCATGGCGAGGTCCGCAGACCGCACGCCGTAGTAGTTCCGGCCGTCCGAGACGATGCCGCCTTGCATGGCGATGTTGGCGAGGTCTTGCGCCGCCACCGTCTCGTCCTGCTCGTTCTCGGGGTTGGTCCACGTCACGACGATCTCGTTGATCGTCTCCCCCCAATACTTGCGGCTGAAGTTCTCGACGGTGGAGTTCGTCGGATCGAAGACCCGAAGGGTTTCCGCGTCATAGTCTCCCCGGATCAACCGCAGGGTCAGCAGCCCGGTTCGCGGGTTGATGAACAGCGTGGCTTCGATGTGGTCCAGAACCTCCGTCACGAAGTCTTCGATGCTGGTGGATCGAGACCACATGAGCGAGAGCCCGAAGGCTTCGTCATAGAGGGTCTTGGCGCACTTCTCGAAGGACCGAACATCAACAGCCGACAACGGAGCGCCCATGCCCCAGACGCGATTGAACAGGCACTCGAAGATGATGTGAGCCGGGTTGCAGTCGAACTCTTCATCGTTCCGCCAGATTTTCTCGTAGCGGGTGTCCAGCCCTTTCGCCGAGCGAGCCACCTTGGCCCACATCGTCTTCAGATAGGGGTTGTTGGCCCCGAGATAGAAGCCCTTGTCTCCGATGGCCGAGAAGACGGTCGAAAGCCATTGGTCGATCCACGTCCCGGTGCCACCGCCCCAACCGCCCGAAAGGGTCGAGCCGGACACGGCCAAGACCGAACTGCTCTCGGCGAGGGTCAGTTGGTTCCCCGCCGTCCCGGCTTTCCGAGCGATGATCTTCACGCGGTCGTTCCCGGCTTCAGACTCCGCATAGCAGGTCCGGTTGGCTTGGGTCGAGAACAAGCCAAGAAACCCGCTGCCGAAGATGGACGATGACCCGCCGTTAATCGCCCCGGCGAGGAACGACATCGTGGCATCGGCATCGACGCCGATCAGGACTTGGTTCGTCCCGGACGGGCTCGTCTTGAAGGTATAGACCGTGCCGTCGATGGTCACGGTGTCGTTGTTCGCCGGGTTGCCCGAGAAGTTCACATAGCCAACAGCCGGAGACGGCGGCGTGCCGAGCCGCGAGCCGCCGACATTCATGTGTTCATGGAAGAAGATGGTCGAGATGCCCCGGTAGGCCCACATGGTCGCCGAGGTCTTCCCATACTTCTCGGCGAGGTATTCTGGCATGACCTGCGTGTCGTCACCCGGCATGTAGGTCAGCGTGCCTCGAACACCCCCCTCTTTTTTGATCCCGCCGAACAGGTCGTCCTTGTCGATGATGATGGAACCGGGCATGTCCAGCTTGCCGGTCCACATTTCCTTCTCGCCGATATAGAGCCCGGCAATGTGATCGACAGGGCCGTTGCAGATGCCGAAGTGAATCGACATCCGATACTCGGCAACCTGCATCTTGGCGCTGCCGCCCTTACCCATTCGACTTGGCCTCCTTGCGGTCTTCGATGGCGGTCACGACCCGTTTGGCAAGGCCATCTCCTGTTGCCAGCAGGGCCTCGGATTCGATCCCGTTCCGCATAAAGTCGTGGAAGTCCAGTCCGCGACTGTCGAACCACCGCCTGATCCCAAGCGTGCAATGACCCGTTGCCCGGATGTCTGTGATCTTGACGATCATGCTTTGACCTCATACGTCTTGGTGCTCTTGTCACCATACCACAAGACGTTGAGACCTTTTACGGTCATGGTCCCGAAAACGACCGGAACAGGCCGTCCAGCTTCCGCCGTCGGAGCATCCATGTCTTTCGCCGCTTCAGCCTTCTCCGTCTTCGGCTTCGGCATGATCAGGTAGGCGACGATATTGAGCGCGAGGCCGATTAGCAGCCCGATCCACCACGCCATGTTCGCCTCCTTCCTGTGGGCAACTCCCTGTTGGTTTTACGTCAGACCGGGCTTTCGCTCAATAGAAGACGTTGACGCCAGACGCGAGCGGGTTTTGGACGGGGATGGTTGGACACCCCCCGAAGTTGTGGATGTTGTTGTGCAGATTCAGGCAGTCCGAAGTGGTCTGGGCGCAGCCAAGCAACATCGTTACCGAGTCGCTGACTTCCAACCCGCGCAGCATCCCGGAGATCGTGACCTTGTTCCCGTCGATGCGCAAGACGCGCCTGATCTCTTTCGTGCCGTCCGGGGTGTCCCACTCCATGAGCCCTTGTGCGAACTTGGCGGCCGCGAAGGAGCCGTTCCAGCCCGAGGCGAGCGTCACTTCCAAGCCGTTGATCGCGGTGACTTGCCCGGTCTGGGGCTGCTTCACGGCATAGCACCCCGGCCCGTAGAGGGCGTGCGGGCACCCGAACTGATAGGATCGGCGAAGACCGGGGCGGCGCAGCGACGAAGACGTGGGCTCACAGGCGAAGACAACCTCATTGCCGTCTCGCTTGGACGACAGCACGCGCCCTGCCCACGCCACAAGGAACTCTCCGTCCTCGTCATTGATGTGGCCCTGCCGGACGATCAGCGTGACCGGCTGCGACGGCGGATACGCGCGGAAGAGGTCCGCGATCCCGGCCGTCCTCGGAAGCCGAACCTCGAACGTGCTCTTGTCCAGCTTCCCGCTGGCGTTGATCTTGCCGCAGTTGATCGGAACCGGCTGGTAGGTCACGCCTTGGAAGGTGAACGGACGAACCGAATCGGTGTAGGCGTAGGACGAGATGCGGCCAACCGGCTCCCCGTTGCGCTGAAGACGGCCGTTGAGCCAGTGCCCAAGCTGCCAGTTGAACGAGTCCGACCAGAAGTCCGACCGCTGCGGAAACGCCGGATACGGCCGAGAATCCCACGTCCAGACCGCGAGGCTGTCCATGTCCAGCATCGGGCCGCCATAGACGCCAGACACCGGGTTGCGGCCCGGCGCGGCCCAATACTTCAGCCACGCTTCGAGGAACGCTCGCTGCACCAGTTCATCCCGGATGCCGTCAGAGAAGAAGGGGGTGTAGCTTTCCGAAGATTTGGGGTCCACGAAGACGTTCGGCTGGTTGGGGCCTTTATCCACACAGGGGCACCCGAGTTCGGTGAATACGATAGGCTTGCCTTCCGGCACCCACGCAGTCGGAGTGCCGCTCTCGACGCCACCCGGCCGGTTGTAGTGGGCATTGCCCCACCAGTTCCGCACATCCTTCTGCCGGAAGACCCAATGCTTGCCCTCGGCCGAATCATTGATCGGCGTGCGAGCCTGTGCGATCCGGTCCTCCATCGAAGCGTAGAACCAGTCGTAGGCTTCCCCGCTCTCAATCTTGGATTCGAGATACCCCAGATCGTAGATCGACCGCCACCCTTCGTAGAAGTCCAGATGCTCTTCCCCGTCTCTCCAATCGGAGAGCGGGAAGTAATTGTCGATCCCGATGAAGTCGATGTTCGAGTCGGACCAAAGCGGGTCAAGGTGGAAGAACACGTCATTGGACCCGTCCCCCGGCCGATGGCTGTGGTATTCCGACCAGTCGGCCGCGTAGCCGATCCTGACCGACCCACCGAGGATCGTTCGGCAATCCGCCGCCAGCGTCTTCAGGGCGGCCACCGAGGGGTATGTCGAAGCGTCGGATCGAATGGTGGTGATGCCGACCAGTTCGGAGCCGATCAGAAAATCATCGGCCCCGGCGGCTTCTCCGATGGTCGCCATATGCAAGATGAAGCGCCGGAAAGACCATTCGTCAGGCCCCGTGTAGGTCACGATCTTCGTCGTGTCATTGAAGGCAAAATCTCCGACCGCCGCCGTCCCGAAGAAGGCGCTGACCTGCGTTGCGGCCGTGGCGGTCTTGTCCACCGTCCCGACATACCCGGCCGCCGGAGAGACCGTGATGCGACCGCGCCACGGGAACGCCGGTTGCCCCTCGCCTTCCGCGTCATCGGAATAGGGGTCGGGCAAGGTGTTGTCCGGCGGAATGTCCATGAGGATGAACGGGTAGAGGGTCACTCGTAGACCCTTGCTCTTCAGGAAAACCACCGCCTCGTAGATCGACCAATCGGCAGGAGCCCCGCCTGCGGCCGGATAGCCGTCCACATAGGACACGACCTCGGCCGTGCTGCGCGTGACGCCCGCGACCTGCCAGACGCGCGGCGTGGTGTCCTTGTCAGCGCGTTCGACCTTCGGCTTGATCTCGCACTCGCCGATCCGCAAATCCGTCCCGTGCCATGCGACGACGAGGGAGACGTGTTCGAGGTTGGGGGCGCGTTCCAACAGTTGCTCGATGGCGACCACCATGTCGCTTTCGGTCTTGTTGGACAGCCAGTTCTCCGGCTGGATTTGCCCACCGCCGAAGTCTTTCGTGATCTTGGTGGTGGCATAGCCGAACTCGGTCGTGCCCGGAATGACGGTCACGCCCTTCAGCATGTTCTCGATCTGGTATTCGGACGAGACATCTCCTTGGAAGAGAAAAAGGGTGATCGGGCGGCTCTTGGCTCGGCTGTTGGTCAGTTCGTTGTAGCCCATGTCACTCCCCCGGCAGGTCTTCGAGCATCTTCATGGTCAAGACCAACTGCCCCTTTTCATCTGTCAGCCACTCGACCGAGAGCGTGTCGCTCATAAGCCGCCACACCGGCATCCAAGAGATCGACACAATGTCGGTCACGGGGATGTTGGCGGGCCACGCCGAGCCGACTGTAACGATGGAATCCCCGTCGTCCGCCGATATTCCCGTGACCGACCTGAAGAGCATAGACCCGTTTGACCGCAAGACCGCAATGGCCTTGTGGATCGTATCGTCCTGATATGCGTCTCGAAAGGCCAGACCGTCCACGCGCAACGTGTTCTGGCCGGACACCAACCCGGCCTTGGGTGTGATGTCGTCAGCCCACGTCGGCATATAGAACTCGCCCTGTTGCCCGGTCATGCGCAAGAAGAACTGACGGATCGACTCCAACTCGGTGCGGTCCTTTCCGTGATAGGTGAACTTCCGCGTGACCGGCAGGAAGTCAGCCATCGAAAAGCTGCCAATCCGGCCCTTGCCGTAGTCCACGATCTCCCGATACGCTTCCAGCGTGGCCTGCGGGGTCTCCTGCCAGTTGGGCCGCTTCAGGAAAATCTCTCGGCCGTTGAACAGCGCCGTGGGCGGCTCGATGATCTGGACGGGCTCGGAGCCGGGCATGGTCTCGAAGTTTACGGTCATCTCGGCAAGGTTGTTCACAGGGAGGGTCATGGTCGAAGTCGGGGCGATCCACCCGCGCCGGGCGAGATTGATCTTGGTCCACGCGGGCCACGCCTGCTCGAAGGTTTCCTCGAACGACAAGGCCGCACCGACTCCGTTGATGGTGAAGAGAGCGATCCGAGACCCGGCCGCGAGCACGACTTTTCGACCGACTGTCATCCACGGCATGATCACGTTCGGGGTGATGGTATCACCGCCCGCCGGAGCGCCTGCTACGACCCCTACGCCCGTCGTCGGGTCCATCACCCACCAATCTCCGGCCAAGCCTTGCGTGACCTCCCGAGCGAGCGCCTGATAGGTGTTTCGATGCACTGTGGTCAGGAAGCTGAAGGACATGCGAGGCTCATTCCGAAGCGCGATCCTCTGCTCCCGTTTCTCTCGGGAGGTCAGCGTTTGCGTCCGAAACTCGTAGTTCACGTTGACCGAGTTCCGCCAGTTCGGCGGGAAGGGCCAGAAGCGGGTCATATCAAGTGCCTCCAAGGGCAGATTTGAACGCAGCCGGGTTGGCGCGGACCCAATTCAGAAGGACCCGTTCCCCGACGCGCGTGTTGAGGGCTTCCGACAAGAAGCTGGCAGCATCGAACATATTAACGATCTTCGTGTCGCCGCCGTTCCGTCCTCCGGCTTCCGCTGCTGCGCTGCCGAGCCCGCCGTTGAGGATGTGCCGAGGATCATCCTGCGTCAGAACCTCTTCGTTCTTCTGCAAGATGGCAGGAACCTCCCCCGGCCGCAAGCCGACAACCCCGCCCGAGTGGTATCGCATCGCGCCCGCGAAGAGGCCGGGGTCCACCCTGCGCGTCGAGTTCCCGCTGCCAATCCGCGAGGACCCCACCAGACCGCCCGTGTGGCCTGTCCCGAACAAGCCGGGCATCCACGAGCGCAGCATGTTGAGGATCGTCTGCTGGATGATCATTTGTGCGATCTGCCGGAGGAAGTCGGCCGCGAACTGCAAGAAGGCGTTCCGTGCAGCTTCCCCGACGCTGGTTCCCTCGGCCACCGCCTGCGCGAACTTGTCGAAGGCGCTGGCAAGGCCGCCCGCGATCAGGTCGCCCACCCGCTTCCAGTCGATCAGGTTTTGTCGCGCCGTGCCCGCGAAGTTTTCGGCTTCCAGTCGTGCCGTGCGAAGCCGCTCGATGGCCGCCGCAGCGGCAGTTCCGCCGACGGCTTCCCACATGCGGATGGCCGAGTCGATGACCGAGAGCAAGGCGTCGTTGATGCCGTCGATCTCGGTGCGCAGTTCGGCCGCGCGTGCGACCTCCCCGCGCTCCTGCGCCATACTCAACTGCTCCATCAAGGACGAGCGCCGCGACAGCAGGTCGTTGACCGTCTGCTCGGCCTGCGTGGCCCGCTCCCTGATCTGCTGGTTCCGTTCCTCGATCCCCTGCTGGCGATACCGCTCTTCGGTCACAGCGATGATGTCGGCCCGCTCCTGCGCCGACAGTTCCGTGCCGCGTTCTTGGGCTTCCAGTTCGGCCCGGCGAACCGCAAGCGCCACTTCGCGCGCGACCACGCCTTCATTGACCAAGCTGTTCTCGAACCGCTGCTGCTCGATGGCCGTGGCTTGATCGCGGTGAAACCGGGCGATCTCTTCTGCCCGGCGGCGATCCAATTCGGCCTGCCGTTCGCGCTCGCGGACGATCTCGCGCTCCTGTGTGGCGCGGTTTTCCGGCGATTCAAAGATGGCGGCTTCCCGCGCCCGGCGCTCCGGGTTGGAGGTCAGAGCACGGATGGCGGCCGCCACAGTCTCGACGCTGCCCGTCCGCATCGCCGCGACGATGGACGCCGGGAGCGAGCCGTAGTTGTAGGCGATAGAGGTCAGCACGGCCTGCTGCTGCGCGTTGAGCCGGTCGAACTCTTCCGCGCCAATCTGCGCCCGCGCGCGCGGCAGGAACTCGGACTGGATGCGCCGGTAGAGGTCGCGGTTGGCGTCTTCGACCGTGACCCGCATACCTTCCACGACCTGACGGACGGACCCGTCTTCCAGCGTCACCGTGTCGGTGCCGTAGCCGAGCCGCAGCGCGTTGACATCCCATTCCGGGGTCGGGATGAAGCCTTCCTCGCGGCGCAGCAGCGCGGCCGCCGCCTCCACCGCGTCGGTAAAGCCGGAGAGCCCGCGAACGGCCTCGCTGAAATACTCGGCGTTGAGGGCCGCGATAGCCCGATCCCGAAGCTGCCGGGCATACTGGATCGCCGCCTCGGTCCCGGCCGCCCCGGCTCCGATGGTGCTGGCGTTCGCAACCGCCGCCTCGAACGCGGTGTTGATCTCGGCCAGCTTGCCCAGATACTCCATCTCGCGGGCCAGTTCCGGCACAGCCCCCTTCAGCGCGTTGACCGCGTTGAGGAAGGACTGGAACCGTTCGGCAGCAGCGGATGCGGCACTTCCGGCGTCATTGGTCTGCCGCGTGAGTCGCTGAAGCGCGGCGGCCGCCTCGGCCGACGAGCCCGTGATCAGGACGATCATATCGCGGGCGTCTCGAACGGCCGTTTCGAGGTCAGCGGTTTCGTCCGCCGCATTTTGCAGATCGACAATCAGTTGCGGATTGAGCGTCGAGTCCGAATCGGCAAGTCGAGACAATGCTTGCTTGTAGTCCTGCACCGGAATGAGACCGTCGCGGAACTGCCGCGTCAGATCGCGCAGGGCTTCCCGAGACGCCTCCGTGCCGCCGACCACGCGCTCATACATATTCTCGATGGCGAGCGGATAGATGATGGCATCCCGGCGTGCCCGGTCGAATTGCTCCTGAAGCTGGTTGAGACTGGCGAGAGCCTGTTGGGATGTGACCGTCAGGGCTTGCCGGGACCACGCCTGCGCCGACCGCTGCGCTGCGTCATACGAGTTCCGAACTTCGTCCACGTTCCGACGATGACGGTTCATGGCCTCTGTGGCCGCTTCCGTCCGCGTTACCCACAGGCCGATGCCGACCGAGACGGCCGTGATCAGGAGCCCGATCCCCGTAGTGGACAGCAGAGCACGCAGCGCAAACGACAGCCGCGTGATAGCTGCTCCCGACACTCCGGCTGTGGCCGCCAGCGAGCGGAAGGCCACGATGGTCGCCGCGATGGCCCCCCGGACAGCAGCCATGCCGCCCACGAGGTTCACCATCGAGACCGCGAGTGCGGCGAAGAAGGGGGCCGCCTTGATACCGATAAACGCGGTCAAAGCCACGACCACCAGATCAAAGTTCCGAATGAGCAGGCCGACCACATCCGTCAGCCCGGCAAACAGCGTGGACATCTTGCCCACGAAAGACTCGAACTGCGCCGATTGCAGGGTCGCGGTCATGTCACGCAAAAGCTGCGTGAAGGACTCGATGAAGCCCCCCTGCCCGAACGCGAGAAGCGTCTGGAACAGAGCGTTCTGGAACCGGCCCATCTCGGTCGTGGTGGAACGCAAAGCCGGAGCCAGTTGCGAACCGAACCGTCGGTCGAGTTCCGCCGCGAACCGGAGCATGTTGCTCTCGTTCGAGAGGATTTCCCCCTGCTGCATCATGCGGTCGAGTTCGGCCGTGGTTAGGCCGAGGGCGGACGCCATGATCGAGAACGCGCCCGGCAGACGGTCGCCTAGCTGACGCCGCAACTCTTCGGACGTGATTTTTCCCTTTGAAATCATCTGTTCAAGGGCCAGAAGCACGCCGCGCAACTGCTCGTTTGACAGCTTGTTCACGCGCGCGGCTTCGGCCACCGACAGGAAGATTCGTCGGGTGGCGTCGGACGAGAAGTTGGCCGCGTTCGCGGCGACCGCGAACTTCGAGTATTCGTCACCGAGGGTCGCCAGAGAAAAACCAAGCCGATCCGCGTTTCGGCGCAGCCAGTCCAGTTCTTCCGCGCCCCGGATCGGGTCGCCGCCCATGACCACGTTCAAGCGGTTCTGCACCGCCTCCAAAGTCTGATAGGCTTCGACCGTTCGATTCAGCAGCGTGATCACGCCATAGACGCCGCCGTAAGCCGAGATCAGGGACAAGACCTCGCCGCGCCACCGCTGCGTCATCGACATGGCCTGCCGAGACGGCCCGTAAATCGAGCCTAGGGCTTCCCGAATGGTGATCACCGGACGGGCGTTGATCCGACCCATCTCCGTCCGCAGACCGGAGACACCGCGCCGTGCGCGATCCGTGGCTTCGGACATCTTGTTGAACTCGGCCACCGACCGGCCTGCGTCATCGCGCAGTTGGGCCAGAGCCGTTCCGGTGTTCCGCAGCACGGCCGCGAGGGCTTCCTGCCGGGCACGCAGCCCGTCGGTGTCGGTAGCGGTCGTCCGCAGGATCGCCCTGATCTGGTGCAGCGCCTCGCGTTGCAGCAGGTATTCGGCCTTGGCCGTCCGGGCGGCCGTGGTGGCCGCGTTCCATGCCTGCGCCTGTGCCTTGGTGGGCTCGGTCAGCCTCGGCATCTCGGCGGCGAGACTGCGCACGCGATCCTCGGCCTGCTTCCATTCGGCCTTTGCCTCTTGGGTCGCCGTGCGAACCTGCCCGAAGACAGGGAGGATCGACCGGCGCTGTGCCCCGGCCAGTTCGACCATCGCCGCTTCCGCGCGCCCGGCCGCCGCTGCAAGCTGAAGCTGCTCGGCCTGCGCGCGCTCCATCGCGGCGTTCTGCGCGGCAAGAGACTCCTTGGCTCCGTCCACCGCACGGGCCAGAGCCTTCTGCTCCTTCTGCCCCTCTCGCACCGCCGAAGCCGCGTTGCGGTGGGCGCTATTGGCCGTTTCCAGCGCCGTTGCCTGCTTCTGCACGGCAGCGTCGGCTTCCTTGGCCCGCTGCGCGTAGCGGTCAACTGCCGCGCCAGTCTGGGTGATAGCCGCCCGGACAGTTCCCTGCTCGACAACGAGTTCGTCCAGCCGTTGCTTGTGGGTGATGACCGCCCGAGACGCGGCGTCGAAAGAGGCTTGTAGCTTCTTGTTCGGGTTCTCGGCCGCGTCAACGGCCGCTTGCCGCTCGCGCAGCTTGGCCGTGGCCTGATCCAGCCGGGTCTGCTGCTCGGCGATCTTGGTCGTCAGCCGGGCCTCGGCCGCGACCAGTTGGTCCCGATCCCTGACCGCCTGCTGATAGGTGGAGGACTGCCGAGCGGCCGCCTCGCGGGCCTTGACCAGCGCGGCCGCCTCCCGATCCACGGCGGTCGCAGCGTCTCGTGCTGCGGCTTCCAGACGAACCTGCGACCGGCTGGCCTGCTCCGACCGATCACGGAACTGCGCCAGTTCCACATTGGTCTGGCCGATCAGGGTGTCAAGCCGCTCGACCGCCTTGTTCGCGCTGTCCAGTGAGCGTGCGATCTTGTCGCCGACAGTCGCGCCGCGAAGCTGTTTGTCGAGTTGGCTGAAAGTCTGGCCGAGACGGGTCAGCGCGGTATCCGACCGGCTGGCTCCGTCCCGCATGTTGTCTTGGCTGGCGGTCAGGCTGTTGATTGCCGCCGTGATGGCGTTGACGGCCTTAGTGGCTTCGTCTTTCGCCCGGATGACGAGTTCAACATCCTTCCTCGACATCCCTTACCCCTTCTCTGTTGCGGGTGCCTCTTCGTGAGCGACCGTTTCGATGTTCAACGAGGATACCGCCTTGTCGAACTCCTTTCCAGCCTTCTTCGACAGCACCGACGATACCGCCAGTTGGAGCAAGGTCGCCCGAGTCACTTCCAGCCCATTGAGATGTTCTACCACGAGATTGTGCTCGTCGAGAAGCATCGCCAGAGGGTATTTCCGCGCCTCGGGGTGCCCGTGGGCCAGCAGGAGGCTTACCTGCTTACGAAGCCCCCAGACCCATTGGCGGAAGCTGTCTGAAGGCTTTGGAGACTCGTCGTCACGCCTTCCGCCATGCGGGTGACTGTCTCCACCAGCTTTTTTACGTCCGCCTCCCCGGAGAACGTGAGAGCGATGATCTTCTCGATGGCGTCGAGTTGGACCCCGATGGGGAGCCGCTGGACCTTGGCCGCCATGTCGGGCTCTCCGGCCGCCATTGCGATCAGTTCGGCGACAGCTTCGGGAAACTGCCCCATCGCCATCGAGAGCAACTGGCCGACGCTCTCGGGCCGCAGCCCGATCTCGCCCTTGGTCTGCTGGAACTTGGTGTAGATCATCACGCAGACCGGGCCGTGCTTGTTGACGAGCCGGGTGATGTCCTCGAACGCGATGCCGCGAACATCGAAAGAGTTCGCGGCGTCGATATTCACGGTCATGGTCGGAAGTTCATAATCGCGCAGTCCCATGCGCTGTCTCCTTGTTGTTGGTCAAGTCGGCGAAGAAGGGCGGCCCGAAAGCCGCCCCTCCGGTAGATCAGGCGTAGGCGGGCCGTCCGTCGCGCAGGATCGCGGCCGAGTTGGGCTTCTTCAGGATTTCCATGTTGAACGGAATCTGCTGCCACTCGTCGCCCTTCAGCGCATAGTCGCCATTCGGCGTCACCTTGATCCACGGGATCATCAGGACGTAGTTCTCGCCCTTCGGGTTGGCCGAGACGAACATCAGCGACCCTTCGACCGCCGTGTCGCCCGAGATCACCCGCGACCGCGTGGACTGGCGAACCGCGAACGCCACCGTGAGGTCGGCCCCCGTGGTGATCGCGCCGTCTTCCAGCACCGTCAGAAGCCCGGCGTCGAAGTCGATCTCGAAGTCGGTGCCGGGCACAAAGGCGGTGCCGGTGCCGCCCGAGAGCGTGGCCCCGGACACGGTGATGTCGGTGCCCACCTTCGTCAGCGTGATCGAGTTGCCCGACGTGCCGGGAACGCGCGCGGTCAGCGTCACAACCCCGACGGCCGAGGTCGCCGAAACGTCGGAGTTGGCAACCGTGCCCGTCCCGTAGGCCGTGCCCGCCCCGGCCCCGGCGTTGACCGCCGCTGCGAGGTTCGCCGCTGTCGCAGTCACCGACGCGCCGATGGTCACATCGAACGGATTGGTCGCCGCCACCTTCAGGGTGTAAACCTGCCCGCCGATGGTCACGGTGTCGTTCGCGTCACCCACGTCCGCGAAAGTGACGGTGCCGGTCGCCGCGACGGGCGCGGTGCCCGGGTAAACAGC